GGTTCGGCCATGCCTAGCTGTTGCCGGATACGCTCAGCCTATGGAGCAATGCTGATGTCGCTGTCGAGCGTCCGGTACTTCACGAGAAACTGGAACCCAAACCACCCTGCTGTCAGGTCAGCCGCCTCATACTGTGGCCTCCATCCATCTGGCTGCACATCCTTTGCTAACCCGCCCATTGTCCGGTCGGCCATCATCCGCTGGTGCACCTGCACGCCAATCGGATCCGCCAGCTGGTCTGGAATATCACCCCTCACGTACACCTCGATCAGCACCGCCAGCGTCTGATCCAGCCGCCCCATACTCGCACCCGTAGTCCGTGGTGCATTGAATGGATCATCGTTGCCAGGACTCACGATGATCGCAGGTGCTTCATTCCTGCTCATCGCCTGCGCCCTGCTCCGGTAAATCCGCTGCCCCACCTCCGCAATGCCAGGCAGCGTCACAGTATGAATCCGGTTTAGGATTTGCTCGCGGATTGATGCTGTCACGCCACTCGATAGACCTACTCCAAAGGCTATGGCTTGACTGTGATCGGCATTAAAGGCGACAGCTTCACCTGGGACGGCCGGCCGGTGCGCCTGGCAGGATCACACACTTGGAACACGGTCCAGCGCATTGCGGGCGAACGGATCAGCCTGCAGCAGCTGGCGCTGCCTGAGCCATCTCGCCGGGTGCGTCCTTTCACCCGGCTATGGACGATCGAGACCAAGGGATTCGTCGGAGAAAACAGCCTGTGGGGCAGCAACACGCCAGGGCTGATCAACGTCCAGGATGGACCGTTCAAGCGGGATGGCAGCCTGAATCGGGGTTACTACCGGGCCCTGGAGCGCACAGTCAAGAGGGCTGAGCGCCGGGACATCGTGACTGGTGTTGTGTTTGGGGATGGCAGCATCCCCGACATCTTCCCAGGCGGCTGGGAGCAGCACCCGTTTAATGGCCTAGGCCCCACCAGCCATGACCGTGTGCACACCAAGGGGCCATGGAACAAAATCCAGCGGCGGCACATTGAGAAGGTCGTCAAGACCTTGGAGCCTTACGACAACGTGATTTATGAGGTCGGCAACGAACTCATGGCCACCAGCACGGGGTGGTTCCAGCGGTGGGTTGTTGGACTGGTCAAAAAGCTCACCAACAAACCCGTAGGCGTTTCTTATGCCCGAGGCATCAGGCCCAGCAGCGGAAGGCAGGAGACATGGATGATCAGCTCAGGCGCCGACTGGATTGCACCCCAGGGCAGCAGCATCGCCCAGCCCGGTGGTGTCCCCGGATTCCGTGGCCCGCAAGTGAACGACACCGATCACGTCTCGCCGCTGGTGCCGAATCTCGCCGGGATGCAATCAGCATGGAACCGTGGATTTGACGTGCTCCTGATGGATGGGATGAACGGCAAAGTGCTTATGAATCAGGGCAGCATGGCCGCTAGTCGGGCGTGGATTGCGGATCTGTAGCAACAAAAACCCCCAGGCCGTTGGCGCGACACCGGGGGCAGGGGTGGATTGGTGTGGTCAGTGTACGCCTAGGACGGGGGCTCTACGCCGATGGCGGGTCAATCCGGCGCCACGCATCCTGGGTGAGCGGTGAAGCGGATTGGATAGGGCATGAATCCTCCAGCAGCCACAGAGCAATCAGCCGCCACTCGTCCGGGGTGAGCGATGGCTTGGCGTGCAAATAGTCGGCACGTTGATCAGCATCCCGCAGCAACCGCTGAGCGAGCTGTCGCTTGTGGTCGCGGATCAACCTTACTCGGTCCATTGCACCCTCACCAACGCTGCAAAAAACAGCGCAGTGAACAGCAGCACGGGCGACATCCCTACTGCCAGCATCCCAATCTCGGTCCAGGAATAGTTGGGGCAGGTCATAAGAGGTAGGGCATGGATCAGGGGATCGCCGCTGCGAACGCATTGATCAGCGCGGTGACGCGAGCATCGAGCAGGGCGAGGACTAGGGATTCACCAATGGAGTAAAAACTTACTCTTGAAGATCCATAGTTTCCAGCGGGGCCTAGTGAAAAGATTGCAACTGCGTCTGCGCCTGGGGTGGCGCTTACGCCGGATACTGTAGATGTTGTACCGCTTTGCCTAAATTGAGCGTCACTGGAAGCAGATCGACTCATTCCATTGAAGCCAAGAACCCTGGAGAAGGCAAAGCTAGTTCCAGTTCCCCTGGATCTCATGGATCCGTTTGCGATTGCAGAATCGCCTGCTATCCCAAAAGCCGTCCCCATTAGGTGATTAGTCACGCCAGCAGCAGTCATATATGCAGCCATGTGGTGATTGTTTTGCGGGTCGGCATTATTGTTGCGGTTGCTGTTCAGATAGTTGTTCGTTCCATTCCCCTGTGTTCCCGTTTTACGGTTGTAATTCCAGCCGCCCTCAGTGCCGAACCGAGTGGGCGCAGTGCCCACCAGTGGTACCAACGCACCATTCAGCGTGCGGGCACCGGCCATGATGCAGCATGCCTTAATTGCACCCCAGATGCCGTCAGCCTTGCAGCCGATCACAAAATCATTGATCGCAGTTCGGACGCCTGCCTCCAGCGCCTGGCCATCTTGCGTTTCTACTGCGGTGATGTAGGCGGCAGCGTCGGGGTCTAGGGCAATGCCAGCGCCCGCAGCAACCCCCATAAACGCCAGATCCGAAAACGTAAAGACGCTCACGATTCACCTCCAGCAGGCAGCCACTGCAGCGCTGATTCCACCGCATCAGTCTCGGGATCATCTGACAGGTACTGCCCAGTCACTGGATCTCGCGGCTGGTCATACACCCACTCGCTGCCGTCTGGTGCAGTCCACCGCTGGAACCGCGCCGGATTCTCGGGCCATTGCTGCTGCGCACCGGCCAGCCCAGCAACAAACTCCGGCGGCAGATCATGCGCAACAGCCAATGCCTGAATCTGCGCGATCATCTCGGGCGGGATCAGGCCCGCAGCACGGGCTTTCCGCCAGGTTCCCAAGAACACTCGGGAGTCACCATCAGCGGCCTTCCCGAGGCCCACCAGCAAGCCCCCGTAAAGGCGGTGATCAAGGGCCTGCGCCTGCGCCAGCAAAGCATTCACATCGGCAGGCAGCGCATCGTTGAAGGCGATCCACTGTGGGGGGTGCGTGGCGCGATAGTACGCCTCACGCTCGGCATCGGTCAGCTCCACCACCTGCCACTGCTGCCGCCACTGGCCGTCCACCAGAGCGGGCTGGCCCTCAACCACGCGCTCCACGGCAGGGTCGGGCTCGGGCTGTGCCGTGGCGAGCACGCGGAACACGCCAAACACGGCCAGCTCCCGATCGCTCGGGCTGCTGCTGAAGCTCTTGCTGGGCTCATCCGCCCGGAGCCGCCCCAGGCTGTAGGGCCAGGTCGTTTCGGCCTCAGTGACGCGGATCATGGTCATGACTGCACGGCGTAGGCGGCCACCACATGGGCGTTGGTGGCGCCGAACGCAGCAAGGGACAGAACCGCTACCTTCGATGCAGCGATGTTGGCCGGTTTCGTGCCAACGAATCGCCAATCAGTTGGGAAGGTGAGCGCTCGCTGAGTAGCATCACACACCAATCGCAGTCGCACCTCTCGCCCGTTGGCCAGGTTGCTGGTCAACAGCTCTAGCGCCCCTGTTAGGTCGATGGTGTTGATTTGCCTATCCAGTACAGCAAAGTTCAGCGTGACTTGCGCGGCGTAGGTGATCGTGCCGTAGCCCGATGCAAGCTGCAACCCCGCCGCAGACGTGGAGACCAGGCCGGGCAGCGGGTGGACGTGATCCTCCCTGGCGTAATCCGTGCTGCTGCCAATCGCTGCAGTGCCAGGCCCCAGCGGTACTGCATCAGCCGGTGATGGAATTGACGGCAGGCCCGACAAACTGCCATATGCGATCTGCGCACCATCGCCGCCGTTGTGATCATGGCTGTTGCCATTGGTCACACCCTGCGCTGCTGGGGCAAAGTCTGTCGTTGCCGAAAGCGCAGCCGTACCCAACCGATCACCAATGTGAACAACAATCGTGCCCGTATTTGACTGCACACGCGCCACCGTGCCAACCGCTTGCACAATCCCACTCGTCGGCACACTGCCGGTCAACACACCGCCAGCACCCACATACAGCAGCTGATTCAGGTTGAATGCTGCTGTATTGAATGGTCGCAGCTCGCCTAAAATGATCGCATCGCCATCACCATTGTTCGCCAGCGTTGTCTCAAGAATCGCTACCGCCGGCATCTTCGCCGTATCGGTCGGATCACACGCCGCCACTGTCAGCCGGTCAGTATCACCAACTGAGTTTGTCACATATACGGCAGTGCCAGCAGCCAGTGGCGCACCGCTGGTATTGCGAACATGAATATAAAAGTTGCCCGCAATGCTGCCGTGAATATGCGGGATGTTGACAGGGGCAGTGCCGGTGATTGTTAGCCCTTGGAATGTAGGGCTGTCGGTTGCACCCAACCCCAGCGCCAGACGTTGCGCTGCCGCATCCACTGCCTCCACCATCGCACGCCCCGCAGCCGTGCTGGCACCCGTCCACCATGCCGCAATCGCCTGCCGCACCCGCTGCGCTGTAAATGCTCGCCGGGTAGTGGCGCTGCCTGCCTCGGCCTCGGCCTGGCTGATCGTCTCTGCAGTCCACTCGCGGGCATCGGTCAGTTTGGAATCGTTCAGCTGCACATAAGCAGCATTCCCCTCTGCCAGCGTCAGGTATCCAGGGTGCGCATCAGCAGCAGCAACGTGTGCATTAACCGCCGCCGTAATCGATCCACTACATAAATCCGCAATCGCCTGCGTTGACGCATCTACAGTCGTGCCACTCTGATCCATCGGCACACGCTCACTCCCACTGAGCGGCACCGTCGCATTAGGCAAGCCCGTGATCGTTACGTCAGCCATCAGAGTGTCACCAGCAATCGATCATCAAGTGTCTTCAGCCGCAACCCGGCCAACGTAGTGATATACATCGCAATCGCCTCAATCTTCTCCAGCACCATCACACAAAACCTCCCATCAGCCAACTTCAGTGGCTCATGCTGCAGCCTATACACCTGCCCCTCATGCAACACCTGATCCCCATACCCCAACCCACCAAACAAATCAGCCCGTACCGTCAGCGCATACTCCACACTGATCACCTGATCGCCCATCATCACCTGCGACTGGCGATCCATAATCCCTAAACCAACAACGGCCCCAGCAGTTACGCTAGAGCCGAAGTCAGCCAGCAGGAAATCATCGGGGATCTCCTGGATCATTGCGATCAGGGCCGGTACTTCTTGATGCCAACCGCAACGCAGCTCACAACAGCGCTATAAGTGCCGGTTTCATCGAAGAAACTCAGCCGCAGCCGGGACGGCAGATCGTCTTTCGAGATCACCAGCCGGTTGTGATAAGCGGCGACGGCCAGGTCAGGGAATGCGCCGCCGGTGACGTCTACGGCATCGCTACCGTCGGACGCATCGCCGGCCTGCACCTTCACCTTCATGGCGCTGCCGGCAGCGCTGGCAGGGGCGGTGAGGATTAGGCACACATCACCATCAAAATCATGGCAATTAACGGCGGTGGTGTTGTTCGCCGCTGACACAGTGGTTGGGGCCAGAATGGTGACGCTATGCAGCGCCTCCAGGTTGCGTTGTCTGATAGCCATGGTCAGGTTTCCTCCGTGGGGGGCTGAGTGACCGTGCTGAGCACGGGGTTGTTGTCCGTGGTGCGGCGTTTTCCGCCACGGCGTGGCGATTCGCCTTCGACCTCAGCGGCTGGGGCGGGAGCAGTGTGCTCAGTTGCCCACCCGCTGCGAATCATGTGAAGGCCAAAGTCGTTATCAACAGTAACCACGTCGCCGATCTCTCGATCCTTGCGACTGATCACCATCGATTCGAGCATCTCGACTTCCATCCTCAGATACCCCACACAAAGGCCTCGGGATAGCGAACCCCAAAGTCGCAATCCTGCAGGATGCTGATCTCAACGCTGCCGGAATCCTGATACTTATAGGGATTCACGCCGATGTCTTGGCCGCTCCAGAACGCCAGCAGCACCTGCGAGAAGTCGCCGAAGAGGCTATTATTCACCTCCAGCTGGTTTGACATCAGGGCCGGGTAGCCGTTGATCTCGTTGTTGCGCAGAACGTAGAAGTCGCTCTGAGCGTTCTCCAGCGTGGTCTTGTAGACGCCCCTTGCATGGGCGTTCATCATGTACGCCATGCTGGGCACATCCAGGTTCGCCAGGCTCACCTTCGTTTCCATCTCAACCAGGTTGAGGAAGGTGCCAAAGTTATAGCTTACGCTGTTGATGGTCTTCGCCTGGCCGCCGGACAGCGTTTCAGTCTTCACCCCATCGGTGTACCGCAGGCCCAGGGGGCGCTTGGATCCGCCTGGGGAGTACAGGAAGTCCTTGTCAATACCAAGGGCGACCTTGCGGCTCAGGTGGCTGCGAACCCAGGCTTCGGAGGAGAATCCGGTCTGGCCGATGAAACGGCGCGTCAGGACAGTTTTCGCACCGACAGTCTTGGGCGTGAGGCTGACCTGGCCAACCAGGATCTCAGAGGCGTCAGGCGCCTGGCCCTCACCAACCCAGTAGTGAGTAGGGCCGGCGGTTTCCTTGGGGATGTCGATGTCACCCACCAGACCGCTCAGCACGGTGGCGCCGGCAGCGGTGATGCTCAGGCGGTTGTAGATCAGCTCAATCATCGAGCCAATCAGCAGGTCGGTGTCAATCAGCGCACCGCCGGTGGTGAATCCACCTGCGGTCTGATCAGCGCGGATGTTCTTACGACCGGCGCCCATGCCGGGGATCTGCGCGACCATCACGTCGGCGGGGATGCGGAACGAGCCCTGCAGCTCGCGGCCCGAATGCTTCACCGCAGCGGCGGACGCTTCCAGCTCCAGTCCGGCAGCATCACGCAGACGGGCATCGGTCGGGTCAGAAAAGTGCCGAATCGCATTCAGGATGTTGTACCGCTTCACCTCGCGGTCAGACATGCCGATCAGGCCATCAGCGCTCGACTGCATGCGACCGCTCATCTCGACCCTCTTGGCACCCTTGGCTTGCATCGCCAGCTCAAACAGCTCGGCGCGAACGCAGTCCACGCTGGCGCCAGACTCGATGTATTCATCGGCCTTTTCGTTGCCTGCGCCGGCCTTCTCGCACATATTCCGAATGGTCTTCGAGCGCTCGCGCTCAGCCTGCACAGCGGTCATCTCCCGCTCTGCAACGTCAATGGTCTGGGTTGTCATAGCAGGAGATGCAGTTTGCATTTCTCCATTCAGGCTATGCACCTCCTCATTCTCTTCCTTCGCCACCTGATCATCCACGGGCGGTTCAGTTACCGCATCAACCAAAGCAGCAGTCTTGGCAACTGGCTTCCGTGGCTCGACAAACTCCACCAGTTTGGCCAATGCCTGCGGCATCTTGGCGAATCGACCCAAGGGCACAGCAGCTGCCTTCACATCGCGAGCCGGTGCCATCTCCGATGCAAACCCAAACTCAACAGCCTCGGCAGCAGTAAGCCAGCTCTCGGCGGCCATCAGAGAACGCACGTCATCCTCGCTCAGTCCAGAGCGATCAACGTACGCTTGCCGATACGCAGTCGAAATCCGATCGATTAGATCAGCTTCCTTCCTGAGGTCATTGGCGCCACCAATGCCGAGCCCCCATGCCTCATGGATCATAAGGAAGCTGCTCTCTGGCATGACGATCTCATCGCCAGCCATCGCAATCAACGATGCAGCACTGGCAGCCACGCCGTCAATAATCACGCGCTTCCGTCCTGCGTACCGGGACAGCATCGAATAGATCGCTAAGCCCTCCAGCGCATCGCCGCCATAGCTGAACAGATTGATCGTCAGCGGCTCATCGCGACCCGTCAACGCGCTCTGCATCTCTCGGGCTGTAATCTCCCAGCCCACCTCGCCAATCAAAGCCATTTCAAGCCCTGAGTTGTCGGCGGCGGCCTTAATTGCTACGCCAGTCATTCAGCCTATAGCGATCTTGCTACAGGCTATGAATCCCCTTCCGTACCCATTCCCGGCAGAGCAGCCGCTGTCGTCCCATTCTGTTGCTCAGGCAGGCCCAGCCTTCTCCGCAACGCCACCTCGTACGCAATCTGCGCCCAAGTGCTCTCCAGATCAGTTCCATAAAGCTCTGCCATCTGGTCAGAGGTTGACTGCAGTCCCATTTCCTGCGCATCCTTATACGCTTTCATCTCCTTCGCGGGATCTACCCAGCTCCATGTGCGGGCCTGCCAGCGTGGGGACGTGTAAAGCTCTGGCTCGTTCCAATAGTTGCCAAATAACTCAACAGGCAAAACGCCAGCCATTACGGCAGCATCAACCCATTCTTCAAACACTCGCTGGTGGAATTGCTGGATAAACAAAGACTGCATAACCCGATACCAATCCCGAACCTCCAGCTTCTCTTCACGCATGG